TACCAGACCTCAACCGTATCAGTGCCGAACACCCACAACTCGCGGTGATCGACCGCTACAGCGACAACACCGTCAGGTGACCCCTCTGCACTGGCAAAGTCCAACGGAGCGATCATGGTGCCATCCAAGATGCTGGTGGCCCATAGTCTCTGGCTGTTTGGCTCGTTGAATATAAAGTATCCGTCAAGATACTGCACCGTGACCGCGCCTGGGAAGTCAACGTCCGTAATTTGTACAAAGACACCGGTCAGATCGTTGTAGACGTAACTAGCAGGGTTACACGCAAAGAACAACTGCACGCCGTTATCCGCAATCGATACTGGTCCAGACCCAGACACGTCGCCGATCTTGACGGGCGTTCCGGTCAGGCTTGGAACTTTGTAGACCTCGTTGCCTGATACGACATAGAAGTTGCTGCCGTTGGTCTGGTGTGCCCACAGCGCCCGGATAGGACCAACGCCTATGGTCTGTTGAAACTTCAGCCCAGGCGCTCGGTTCAGAAACGCCGGCTCTTTGCCGCCTTCAGGGATTACTTCGGGGAACAGGTTAACCATGCGGTTATCCGCAGCATTGATGCTGCGGGCTACATACGAGCTACCCAGGATGCGCGTTTTCACTTAATAGTTGCCGCTGTAGATATTGAACCGTTGCCGGGTCGCTACGATGCTGTACGGCAGACTCATGATATCGTCAGGGTTGTTGATGCGCTTGATGTTGCGCTTGCTTGACATTGCGATGCGCTGCACTTGCGGAGATGGCTCTACGCCGAACTCGGCGGCTATCTCAGAAGCCAGATTGAAGCGGAACGCACGTAGATAGCCTGGCGGAATTACTAAAACTGTGGCTAACGTAGCCGGCTCGACCAACTCCGTAACGCTAACAAAGTGCCACTCCAGCACCTTCGTCGGCACTGGGTAGATGTACATCGACATGTTGGGCATGTCCATGTTCGTCCATATCACCTGCGGATAGGTCGATGTGACCGTCTTGACTGCAATGCCGTTGTACTGCTGCTGATTGATGATCTTGATGCCAAAGCTGATGTTGTTTGCCGGGTCGCGGAAGTACGTCGCGTCATCCAGCAGCACAGGGCGATTGCCCACAAAGTCACCAGTTGGGCCTAGTGTGCGTGAGCTAAGGTTAGGAGGCCAGCTAAATACCTGGTCTTGCGTCGAGAACACTGACAACCGTTCGGATGACCAGCTATCCAGCATCTGGTTCATCGCGGTCAATGCGTCCTGCGAAGTAGCTGCCGAAGGCGTTTCGCCCTCGGCCAATTGACCGATCAGTCGTAACGCTCCGTTAATCTGGTCGTTCGCTGTCGTCATGCCGTTAGCTCCCTACGAGGTCTACCGCGAGGTTTTGCCAGTTCATTGACAGGCTCGGGTAATTCTACGCCAATTTCATAGCGTTCCCAGCCATTCTTTTCGTCGGCCTCTGCTTCAGCGTCGGAAATAGCAACCTTGTTGCCGTGGTCAGGGTGCCGCAGATAGATAACCATAACAGTCCTTCAAAACCGCCCCCTATTGCTAGAGGGCGGGAGTTACTTAGGACAGACGATACAGCGTCCAGGTAGCAGCCGCAGTCCGACGGCAACGGAACAGCGCCGACGAAATCGTGGTCACGGCGCTGTTAGCAGCGATAGTAACGTTACCGACCAGCGTCCAGCCCGTACCAACCGCAAGGGTTGCGTCCTCTGCGTCCACCGTCGAAATGTTAATAACGGCAAAATCAAACGATGCGTTATTCTGCATGTTGGTAAAGGTTGCGTCCATCAACGCGCCGGTGGGCAGCGTCAAGGTACAAGCTGCTGCGCCGGCTTGGTTGACGGTAAGAATACCAGCAGCCAATTGCGCTACGGTCAAGGTTGCAGTAACAGACGCAGTTGCGGGCGTGTTCTGCGGGATGAATTCCATTTCATTCTGGTTGCCATCAGTGTACTGATAACCACCGCCAACGGAAGGAAGTGCCATGATTGATGCTCCTAATAGGTTGAAATACCCCCGCGCTAGGCGGGGGCAGTTTGATTAGCCCCAGATACGACAGGCCATCTGTGGACGAATGGTGCTGAAGCCGTACAGTACGTCCACACGGCAAGGCATACGGTCGTTGTTGATATCGTACTGACGCACGATACGCATCGAGATACCGTTATGCACCTGGCGGGAGGCCATGTCTACGCCTTGGGGCAGCAGCAAGTCAGCCGTAGCCAGGGTGATCGCGTTTTTGTGGTAGACCAAGTTCTGCGGGTAAACCGTAGACGCCGTACCAAGGAACGTGATAACAGCCGAAGCAGCAGGGAACGAGTCAACGGAAGCCAGCGCATTGGTCGCCGTGTACAGAGGCGGCGAGATGTTGATGGTAGCCGAGGTGCTGGTCAAGGTCTGATCAGCGGTGACCACGAACTGCTGCAAGCTGCCGACCGACTGACGGGTCTGCGGGTTGACGGTGTAAACACCAGCGATGGTGAACACGTCGCCCTGCTTGATGGTCTTGGTGCCGTTGGTGTAGGTAATGTCCAACGTCGCAACACCTTGCGTGGTCGGCGGGGTGCTGGCCGACACGATAGGTGCCACTGGCAAGCTGCCGGTAGTGTGCGTCGAGATCGACTGGCTCATGTTGACTTCTTCGTAGCCCAACACGTTCTCGCCCATCATGCCGGACTTGAACTGGCTCGAAATAGAACCTGTCGGGTTGAAAAAGCCTTTCATGCCATCGACCAACGCAGCGTTAGCAGCGGGGTTAACCGTTGCGTAGCGGGGCGACAAAGGCGATGCGTACTCGTTCAGCTTTTGCCCGGCTTGCAGCAACACAAGCGAGGTGGCCGGGGTAGTACCCGGGGTGCCAACCGAAGAAAAGATCGACTTGTATGCGGTAGCCACGTCAGCGTCAACCGATGCAGCCAGTTGGCTAATACGAGGTTTCAGCACACGTTCTGCAAAGTCGTCCAACTGCATCGTCAGCTCGGCGGTGGTGAAGTTAATGCCGATGTGTTTCTGGCTTGCCACGGTCAAGGTGGTGAACTGCTCGTTGTCGTCCTGAACTTGCAGGGCGGCACCGTCAGTGACCAGAGCGCGGTCAGGCAGACGAATACGAAGGGTCGAGCCAATCTTAGCGCCTTCGGCGGCAAAACTGTCGTCGTACTCTTTGTTTACGTTGCGGGAAATCACCAAGCTGTTCTCGAGAATCTCGAGAGACTTGCGGGTGATCATGTCAATGGTAAGTAGGCTGTTGGCCATGATTCATGTTCCTTAAAAGATATTAGCGATTTCTCTTGGCTTCCATCTTTTTCACCTGTCGTGCCCGTTCAGCTTCAATCCATTGGCTGGTACTCATAGTTTTAATAGACCGTGAGTCAGTTGTATCGTAGTTGCTCGAACCCCCACTTCGGGGTGTAATAGGTGAAATCGGCGCTGGCGCTTTCGAGGTTTGTTTAGTTACTGGCTCAGAAGCTACCTTAGCTTCCAAACGTCCTATTTCTTTCGCTTGCAGAAATGGTGCGAGTCGGGCAATGCGATCCGCTTCTTTCGGATTTGTGCCTAGATAATATGCAATATCTGGACCGTTATCCGATGCTTGAATTGTCTGCGCCATCACGTCCGTAATTGGTAGCTTGGGGTTGTACGCGACTTGTTCAAAGTCCTCGTATTTATCCCGCGCTGCTTCTTCCTTGTCGTGATAACTGCCAAGCAATTCTTGCTGCTGCTTCGCAAACTGTTGCTGCTGAACAATCTGCTGGGCTTTGGAATTCGTCAACGCATCAACGTATTCTTCTGTCGTCGCATACTGATCAGGAGTGACCTGCGTTGCTTGGGCTGGTTTTGGTGCTTCGACCGACCTTGCTTCGCGTTCCCACTTGCGCTGTTCTCTTGCAAGCCGTTTCCCAATGGCTGCATCAAGTTCGTCTTGGCTAAATAGCTTTGACTCTTTGACTTCACCATCGATTGCTTCCGGCGCTTCTACTATGGGTTCAGGAGCTGCCGTAGCTTCCTGTTCCTGCGCGGGTTGTTCCGCTAATACTTCTTCAGACATGTTGATTCCTGAGAATCCCTGACGAGCCGCGCCAGTGCGGTTAAATCTTCATTGCTGCAACCTTATCTTGGAAAGCCATAACACGGGCGTCCAATACTTTTTGTGCTGCGGTCAGCATATCCCGAACGGTGATAAGTTTAGCCTCACGCTCGGTAGCCAACAACTCACGCGCAGACAATGCCATGTCTTTCGCGGCTTGTTCTTTTGCGGTATTTTGACTTTCCACACTGAAGCTACTTTCTTCAGCGTCCAAGTCTGCTCTACGAACTGCGGTAACAGCCGCAAGTTCGTTTGCTTTGTTAGACCGAGATTGCGCGTCAGTTAGTATGGCTTCCGCTTCTGCTTTTGCAGCGTTTAGTACATCAACCGCCTCTGCTTTGAGCCGGATAGTAGCTTCTACCGCGCTCAATGCACCCTGGCGCTGCTCCAACTCATCCCGCACCGCAATGAATTTTAACAAATCTTCCGGCAGTTGCTCGGTAATGTACCGCACTAGATTAACGGGTTGTTGCGCGTCGTTTGAAACGTCCATAGTGCCCCCGTTAAGCGTAGTAGCTAATGTTAAGTTTTGCGCCGCCGGCCTGTTCAAAGAACTTGATCTTGGTCAGGTCGCCATCGTATTGCAAAGTTACGCCGACTGCCAACGGCATACCAACCGTTGCCGAGGGGTTAGTTCCGTCGTCACGCCAACGAACGGCTTGCGCTTCTGGCGTAATGATAGCAATGGAGGGTTTGCAGCTTAGTCCTTGCACATCCACAATTGGAACGGTCAATGACGTTGCAGTGCTCACATCGGTAATTTGTTGATACCCAAGGCGAGTAGTAATTGCTTTTAGATTTAGCGACATTAAAATCTTCCGGTAAAAGTTCGCAATCCTATTATTGACTTATCACTTGCGGGAGTCAAGGTTCCCGTGTACATCCCGTCCGGACCATATACAACGCCCTCTTCTACCACCGACGGATCGGGGTATAAAGACGAGCTGCCCGACGTGCCCGCAATCGTAGCCCCAAGTCCGACTAAAGCACCACTACTAGCATGAGTTGCGGTTCTACCCGCCGCGCCTACTATAATAGCCCCTGGCCCAAACAATACGCCAGATGCGTTAGTTATTTGAGATACTGACGCAGCACCGGTAACAACTGCCCCCGGGCCAGTTAAAGCGCCTGAAGTGGGGTGCAAACTAAACCGCAGCGCAGCACCTGTAACAACTGCCCCCGGGCCAGTTAAAACCCCAGAACTTGCCGAAGCAGCAGACCTAGCCGCAGAACCAACAACCGTTGCGCCTGGTCCGGTTAGTGCGCCGTCGCTGGTTTTAC